GATTTAACAGGGGGGGCAACCCCCCTTATTTTATTAAAGGGGTGAAAAAATATGGCAAAGAAACGGAAACAAACAGAAACAGAAAAGTTATACTCAAAACAACTAAAAAGAATCAAACAATTTATTCGTCGAGCAGAAAAACGTGGGTTTATATTTGAGGAAGATGTAATACCACAAAAACCTAAAAAAGTAACAAAAGCAAGTGTAAGAAAATTAGAGAAATTAACGCCAGAAAAGTTATACAAGAAATCTTTATACCTTGAAGAGTCAACAGGTGAAGTAAAAGAAGCGCAGAAAAGACGAAAAGAAGAAAGAAAACAAAGCGCTAGAAAAGCAGCTAAGACTAGAAAACAAAGGCAAAAAGACAGACGGAATTGGACTAAAGAGGACGCAGAAAAAAATCGAGAACAACTACCAGTAGAGGGAAAAGAATCATTAAGAAATACAATTGATGATTTTGTCAGTAGGTTACAAATAGATACAAGCTGGTTAGGAAGAAAAAGACGTAGACCACTCGCCTTAGCAGAAACAATAAAATCACAAGGTGTATTAATGTCCCTATTAAATCAACAAATAGCTTTATTCGGTGAAGAAGAAATAGGAAATAGACTACAAGCTAACAATGATATTGTACAAGATAAATTAACAATAGTATTGTGGGCTAGTTCGGCTAGTGATATACAATCAGCAACTTTAGCAATAGCGGAAATAATAACAGATAACAGTTTAATGCCCTCACAGATACAGGAGTTAGAGTTAGAATCAGAATATAATGAGGATTTCGAGCAACCAGAATGAAACAGCGAGAATACCGTTATTTTATGGGGGATTTTGAAACAACTGTGTATAAAGGGCAAGTAAACACAGAGGTTTGGGCTAGTGCACTTGTAGAGTTATTCAGCGATAAAGTTACAATTCTACACAGTATAGCTGAAACTTTTGATTACTTAGTATCATTAAATTGTAATGTGGTTGTATATTACCATAACTTAAAATTTGATGGTGCTTTCTGGCTTTCATATCTGTTAGTTGATAAAAAATTCACACAGGCATACGACAAAATTGGAGACAAAGAAACTGACGTTAAATGGAAACAACAGTTTAAAATGTTTAACAACACTTTTAAATACTCGATATCTGATAGAGGGATATGGTATTCTATAATAGTAAAGGTAAAAAATCATTTTATAGAAATACGTGACTCTCTTAAACTTTTACCATTTTCCGTTAAAAAAATAGGCGAAAGTTTTGGTACAAAGCATAAAAAATTAGATATGGAATATACAGGTTTTCGTTATGCTGGGTGTGAGATAACAAAAGAGGAACAAGAGTATATAGCAAATGACGTTCTTGTCGTGAAAGAAGCACTAGAAATTATGTTTCAACAAGGTCATAATAAATTAACTATAGGCTCTTGCTGTCTGGAAGAATACAAAAAAATATGCCGGTCATCATTAGAAATTCAGTTAGATTATGCTGAAATGTTTCCCGATTTATACGAATTTAAAATTGATAAACAAGAACATAAATATGATAACGCCGGAGATTGGCTACGGAAATCCTATAGGGGAGGTTGGTGTTATTTAGTAAAAGGAAAAGAAAACAAAATAAAAACGAATGGAACGACAGCTGACGTTAATTCTCTTTACCCATCTATGATGAGTAGTAAAAGTGGAAATAAATACCCTATAGGTTTACCAAAATTTTGGAGTGGTAATTTTATTCCGGATGAAGCATTAAAAGACAATATGTATTACTTTGTAAGAATAAAAACAAGGTTTTACATAAAAGATAATTATTTGCCATTTATACAAGTAAAGGGGGATTTAAAATATAAAGGCACAGAATCACTAGAAACTAGTGACGTGTATAACCACGACAATGACGATTATTTTCCTTATTATGTAGATAAAGAGGGAAATATACAACAAGCTAAAGTAGAATTAACTTTAACTATGACAGATTATCAATTAATAAAAGAGCACTATGAGCTTGTTGATTTTGAAATTATTGATGGATGTTATTTTTATTCTATGGTCGGTATATTTGATGAATATATTAACAAATATGCCAAAATAAAAAAAGAAAGCAAAGGAGCGTTACGTGAGTTAGCAAAGCTATTTTTAAATAACCTTTATGGAAAGTTGGCAAGTAGTACCGATTCGTCTTTTAAGATTGCATATGTGAAAGAGGATAAATCAATAGGGTTTATGCAAGTAGTAGAGCACGAAAAGAAACCGGGGTATATAGCTATCGGTTCTGCTATCACATCCTATTCAAGAAATTTCACAATAAGAGCCGCTCAAAAAAATTACTATGGAGCAAATAAAAGAGGGTTTATATATGCAGATACAGACAGCATACATTGTGATTTATCACCAGACGAAATAAAAGGAATAGATATAGATGATAAAGAGTTTTGTTGCTGGAAACTTGAGAGTTGTTGGGATAAAGGTATATTTACAAGGCAGAAAACTTATATTGAACACATAACACATGAAAATCTTGTGCCATTAGAAGAAAGTAAACAATACAACAATATTAAATGCGCTGGAATGCCGAAAAAATGCAAAGATTTATTTGAACTGTCAATGCAAGGCACAGCTGACGTAAACGAAAACTGGAGTGATGAAGAAAAAGAGTTTTTATTTGACAAAGACAACAAGCCGATTATTAGAGATTATAGTGACTTTAAGGTTGGCTTGAAAGTACCAGATAAGCTTAGACCAATTCGCATACGTGGTGGGGTCTTACTTGTAAATACTACATATGAAATGAGGTGATAAAATGAATTATGGTGACTTATTAGAAATTATAATCGAGGGTTGTTATAAGACAGACTGCCAACACTGCAATTTATATAATTTATGTGCTAAGTATGACACTTCACCACTAAAAATTATAGATTATTTATCAGAATGTGAAAAAGAAGTGTAAAATAAAATAGCGTGAGGAGAAGAAAAAACTTCTTTACTCACGCTATTTCTATATCTGTAACTTTTGCACCATTTAAAGCGGTCAGCGAAACCGAAAAGTAAACAGGCAGTATTTTTTCAACTGTGCTTTCCTGTTTATTCATTAATGGAAACAAAAGCAGATACCTAATAACTTAAAGCTGATAACACAGCCTCCTTGCAACGCATATCTTTAAATCGGAAACAACCATGCTCAAAGAAATAACGTAAATTTGATAAAAAGAAATCATTACGTTTTAGCATAACATAGTTGATATTATGGTCGTCAGTTGTAACGGATATTTTAGTTAAGAAAGAACTGTCTGCCTTGTCGTCACAGTAGATTAGTCCACTTTCAGTATATTCACGTAATGCAAAGTCACTACCCTTATATCTTAAAGTACAAAGATATTTTGACTTTCCGGCTGGTTTTTCAACAAAAGCCTTGTTGTCATTCAGATACACGCATTCACTACTATATGCAGTATAGCTATTTTTAGAAAAAGCTCTGTTAAATCCACTATTTTTCTGTTCTATACTTGCACTTTCAATATACCCCTGTTCAAGTACAAAGCCGTCCCCTCTTAAAAACTTTGTATCGTCCTTGAGTCTGCCAGAAATACCCATTTCCACATAGTAAGGATTTATAATGCTGACTGGGTTACTTAACATATAAACTGGTACATATCGAACCTGTTCGCCTTGCCCTCTGGCTATTGAGGTGTGAATACTAATAAATTTTTTAGTTTCATTATCGCAATAGTGATTTGTTTCGCTCTGAAATTCATCAAAAATCATACGCTGAATATCTGAAAATAAGTGGCTATATTTTTTAATTTGGTCTGCATTATTTAAGCTTAACGCATAACCACAGCTTTTACCATTTAAAAACAATTCTTGAAACGTACCTTTTGCTCTGCGCTTTGATTGCATAGTATAAGTTGGAAAGAACAAACTACCTAAATCTTTGTAAAACTTATCGACAATATCATCTAGTTCATAATTATATCTATATAATAAACCAAACTTTTCACCTTTATCTAAAAAACGATTTATACAGAGTCGCCCAAAATAAGTGGTTTTTCCACCTGTCCTGTTAGTAGTGCACATATATATTTCTGGTTTATTTCCATTTATATCAAGTATTGATAAAAGTTTAGTGCCATCATAATATTTGGTCATAATTTATAGCTCCTTTCCTTATTAAATTATACCACACATATTGACATTTTTCAAGATTTAGTTTATAATAAAATTAAATTGAATAAGAAAGGAAGTGAAAAAAGTATGCAGTTTTACCCTGTTATTATCGCACTAATTTTTAATGCTCTTGATTTAGTAACTGGAATTATTTCTGCAGTAAAATCAAAAGACATTAAATCAGCAAAACTACGTGATGGGTTATTCAAAAAGGTTGGCTTTATACTTTGCTACCTTGTAGCATGGCTGGTTGATACACAAGGGAAATATATTGGTTTTCATATAGATGTATCAATTCTTCCTATTATAATTCTTTACGTGTGCACCACAGAATTAGTTTCAATTCTGGAAAATATCAGTAAAATTAATTCAGACATTTTGCCAGAAAAATTGATGGAACTATTTCACATTTCAGACATTAACAAGGAGTGATTTTATGAAAGTGTATCTTTCACCGTCTGACCAGTGGAGCAATATCGTTGCTGGTGGAAAACATTCAGAAGCTTTTCACTGTATCGAAATTGCTGAATACGCAAGAGCGTATTTGGAATTAAATGGATATGATGTTAAGGTCGGTTCATCAGTCACAGAAAATACCTATAAAGACAGAGTAAAAGAAAGCAACGAATGGGGGGCAGATTTACATATTCCTATTCACACGAATGGCGGGGGTGGTAAGGGCACACTGATGTTGTGCTATCCTACCAGAATAAGCGACATATATGTTACAAACATTTACAAAGAAGTTGCCAAACTTACGCCAACAAAAGATAAAGGAATTCAGACGACAACCAATTTATATGAAATTAATGCTACAAAATGCGTAACTGCTTATCTTGAATGCGAATTTCACGATAATGAAGATACTGAAAAATGGATTGACAGCCACGAAAAAGAGTTAGGTAGAGCAATTGCAAAAGGTGTCTGCATTGGAAGCGGAAAAGCACATTTTGCGGAACTAACACACCTAAAGAAATTTTATAAGGTGCAAGTAGGTGCATTTCATAACAGAAAAAACGCTGAAAAGTTGAAAAAAGAGTTAAGCAAAAAGGGGTATAACTGTTATATTGTAGAGGGTTAGCATGCCAGACATTAACAAAGCTTATTCGTGGGCTATTCAAACATGTAACGCGCCAAACGTAGGATATAGTAACGCATATCGAAATCAACAAACAGTAGGAGGTATTACCTATTATGATTGTAGTTCTTTTATAAATTATGCACTGTTAGCTGGTGGTTTTGAAACACCTAATTATGCACCATCTCACAATGCGTTTACAACCTATGATGAAGCAGAAGTGTTATTATCACTAGGCTTTACAGAAGTATCGGCAACAGGCGAGTATTTAGCTGGTGACATAGGTTTAAACCCAACGCACACAGAAATGTGTTATCAAGGTGGGCAAGGCTCTGGTATTTTCATGGGTGCGCACACAGACAAAAGACCACTGGCAGATCAAGTAAGCATAAGCACTTATACATCATCATTTCAGAGGTTGTTTAGGTATGGTGACGGTGGTGTAACAGGATACGGCGCAAGCATTTATGTTGTATCAGCTATGTGTGGTAATTTTTGGCAAGAGTCAAATATTAACCCCGGAGTTTGGGAAAAAGAGCCACACGACTGGACAGCTTTAAATGTAGGGTACGGTCTGGGTCAATGGACTAACACAGACGGCGACACCCATGGCAGACTTTATCAGTTGCATGAATGGTTACAATCAAATGGTTATGCTGATGATGATGGAAACGGACAGTGCGCATATATCGTACACGAAAATGTGTGGATGCCTAAAACTGGGTATCAAGAGTACGCTACACTGGAAGATTTTTTAAAGTCAACTAGCACTGACATTGAAAGTCTAACGCATTATTGGAATATGTGCTGGGAGGGAATACATGATTCGTCATGGGACTATCGAGCAGAACGAGCAAACGCTTGTTACAATTTTATTTCAAGTAATGCAAACAACACCAATATTACTAACTGGATAACAAAAGATGGTTATTTAACAGAATCAGAAATTTTTAACAATGCAGTAATGTTATATCGTTATTTTAGTGCTGGTGGTGGGGGTGGTGGAATCCCATCAAAAAGAAAAACAAAATTACCACTTTATATGATGATTCGATATTTTTAATGTTTCACGTGAAACAATTTATAAGAAAAAAGGAGTTGATAAAATGTTATTTACAAAAGGAAAGTACAAACACGAAACAGGTTTTGAAATTATGGTAACAGAAAACGGAGATATTCTTATTTCACCAGACCACCCACTTTCTTTAAGATTATCTGAGATTTTCGATAAAAACAAGTGGACAAAAGTTGAGTAGGAGGTTATAATATGGCTGTAAGAAATAAAGAGGAAATTTTAGAAGCAATTAGAACAAGAGTAGGAGAGCAGACAGATGACGAAACAATTTCATTTCTTGAAGATGTTAGTGACACGCTCACCGACTTAGAAACAAGAGCAACTGGTGACGGTGAGGACTGGAAAACAAAATATGAAGAAAACGATAAATCGTGGCGAGAGCGTTATACGAACCGTTTTTTCAGTAAAGAACCAGAGCCAGAACCTAAACCAGAGCCAGAACCAGAGCCAGAACTGAAAAAAACATTTTCAGATTTATTTAAGGAGGGTTAAATATGCCTAGACGAGTTGCTGTTAGCACATTAAACGCATCAACAATGGACATTCTTAATGTAATCAGACAGAATGCTAGTTATGATTATCAGCAGAATGTGCCAGAAGTTACAAAGACAACAGATATTCCAAAAGTAGGTGAAGTAATTTATGGTACACCGGCTTTTGCGAATCAGTTCATTAACGCACTTGTAAATCGTATTGCAATTGTACGAATGCAGAGTGCAACATTCAACAATCCATATGCAATTTTGAAAAAAGGATATCTTGAATTTGGTGAAAGTGTGGAAGATATTTTCGTTTCAATTGCCAAAGCTGTTGATTTTGATGTTGAAAAAGCGCCAAAAAGAGAATTTAAGCGAACACTTCCAGACGTAAGAAGCGTATTTCACACAATGAACTGGCGCGTTGTCTACCCGGTTACCATACAGGATGAAGATTTAAGACAGGCTTTTCTTTCAATGGAGGGCGTGCAGAACCTTATCGCAAAAATAGTTGATTCTGTTTACACTGCCGCTGAATATGACGAATTTTTGTTGTTTAAGTATCTGTTAATTAAAGCTATTAGTAACGGAAAAATGTTTCCTGTTTCTACTGAACAGGCGAACGATTTAACAGATGCGGCTGTGAAATTTAGAGGTACATCAAACCTTTTACCGTTTATGTCATCAAACTATAACGAGTCTGGCGTTAAAACAAACACACCAAAAGACCGACAGGTAATTTTCATGGACGCAACTTTCAACGCAGAATTTGATGTATCTGTCCTTGCTTCTGCATTCAACATGGAAAAGGCTGATTTCATGGGACGGCTGTTTCTTATTGATAGTTGGTCTGAATTTGACAACGAACGATTTGACGTTATCAGAGAAAATTCAGACGGTATTGAAGAAATCACAACAGACGAATTAAATCTGATGAAAGACGTAAAAGCGGTATTGTTGGACGAAAATTGGTTCCAAGTTTACGACAACAATAACAAGTTCACTGAAAAGTATGTGGCTAGTGGTTTGTATTGGAACTATTTCTACCACACATGGAAAACTGTTTCTTACTCGCCATTTGCGAACGCTGTTGTATTCGTTCAGAGCACAGCAAAAATTACACTACCAACCAAATTGACAGTTGAAATTATTAGCAAAGACCTCAGTGAAGATGCAACCGTGTTTGCGTTAAGTGCTGATACTGATGTTGCTAGTCTTGAACCAAACAGTGTGCATTTTGTACAGGATGAAAGTGCAACCACAAATGGCATTGCAATTCAGAAATATGGTGCTGTTATTATTCCAGCTAGTAAAACCGATACTGAAATTACTTTAGTTGCTGAGGTTAATGGACAGACCTATACAGGAACTACACCCATTTCAAGTACTAGCAATGTTGGAGATAGTGTAACAATGAACAAAGCGTAAATAGTCAATCTAGGGCGAGCTAATAACTTGCCCTAGACTTTTGAAAGAGGTTAATATATGTATATAGAGCCTAACACGAATATCCGTGTTTTAAAAGACGTTCCTTTAGATAAAACATTTGACCATACCATATATTTTGGAAACGCCAGCGCACAGGCGACTTATTTCATGGGATTACAGAAATATAACTTGAATAATTACACCTACCAGAGAGTTAAGCGTGGTTATGCAAGGGTTGGGATAAAAGCTGATAATTTATATGACTGTAATTATATGATGTTTCAAAACACATCATATGGTAATAAATGGTTTTACGCGTTTATCACTTCTGTAGAGTATTTAAACAATGAATGCTCACAGATTGAATTTGAAATTGATGTGATGCAGACGTGGTTTTTTGATTATTCTGTCGACCAATGTTTTGTTGAAAGAGAACACACAGTTACCGATAACATTGGTATTCACATTGAGCCAGAAAACGTGAATTTAGGTGAGTATGTGTTTAACGATTACAAAGATTTATCTGTTGCGCTAAATAAACTTGCAGTTTTTGTTGCTGTTAGCGACACAGATGAAGCTCCCAATGGCACAGTTTATGACGGTGTGTACGGTGGATGTACATTACATGCGTACCCACTAGATAAACCAGAATCAATAAACACTCTTTTAACGAAATACGCACAAAAACCGGATGCAGTTGTAGCTATGTATATTGCACCAGCTATCGCCACTGGTACTGTTATACCAGATGAGGGAATGACAATTGTTTTTTCAAAAAATGCATATTCGTTTAATAGCTCAAGTGGTGCAGTAAGTGACGAAATGAAAATAGATGGGTATAAACCGAAAAATAAAAAACTATACACATACCCATATAATTTTTATTGCATTACAAATGCTGGGGCTTCTTCACTAAATTTAAGGTATGAGTTTTTTGAAAACCTAACGCCAGCCTGGAATATAACAGTGCCAATGACAATGCCTATACAATGTGTACTAAGACCACGCAATTACAAGGGTGCTGAACTAAATTTAAACGAAACCTTAACACTGGCGAATTATCCTATGTGTTCGTGGAGTACAGATGCGTTTCGCGCGTGGCTGGCGCAAAATGCTTTACCATTAGCGTCAGAAACAGGGGTTAAAATGGTAAGCGGTTATTTAGGAGGTGGAGTTGTAGGTGCGACTGTAAACACCGCAAACACAGTTATGAAAGCACTGTCGGAGGGGTATCAAGCTTCAATTCAAGCGGATGTTGTAAGGGGTAGTATTAACACTGGTAACAATAGTGTTGCTAGTGGACTACAATCTTTTTACGGCGGTAGATGTTCCATAAGTGCCCAATATGCCAGAATGATTGATGATTATTTCACTGTTTATGGTTATGCTGTGAAAAGACTGAAAATTCCAAACAGAAATAGTCGTCCACATTGGAATTATGTTAAAACTATAGGGTGCACAATAACAGGTAGCATTCCCAGTGATGATATGAGATTAATTTGCAGTATATACGATAATGGCATTACTTTTTGGAAAAATGGGTCTGAAATAGGGAATTATAGTTTAGACAACAGTCCGCAGGGGGTGAATAAATGAGTAACAGAAAAAGAGAAAAAACACTATTCGGTGAAAGTGCTACTGTAAATAATCTAACATATATGCAGTATTTGAACAGATTAACAGAGTTGAGCGTATCAATGTTTGAATGGAAAAATTTACCACCTACAGTAGATGCAAGGTATCTGGAATTACATTTATTTGAGACTGGTAGTATGGTCTATTTTAATGATGAAGTGATAGGCAATCTTTGTTTAGACTGTTTACCGAGTGGTAGATTAGACGTTTACGGAAATCCTGTGTTAAGACGTGCGTATTCTGGCTATAATAATTATCAGAAATTGCTGAAAGAAAGCAACAGTGTTATTATCTGGAATAACTATTTGCACACTAATTCTGTTTTAGAGGTAAAAATGTTTGCAAAAAGATTGTACAATCTGGACAGGATTATAGATGTAAACGCTAACGCACAAAAAACACCTGTGCTGATACAGGGTACAGAACAACAGAGACTAACTCTAAAGAATTTATATAAAGAATTTGATGGAAATACACCGTTTATATTTGGTGATAAAAATTTGGATTTAAATTCTTTAAAATGTTTACAGACAGGTGCACCATACGTTTGTGATAAATTGTACAATTTAAAACAAATGTATTGGAATGAAGCATTAACCTATTTAGGTATTAACAACACTGGAGCACAAAAGCGTGAACGAATGCTGACAATTGAAAGCTCACAGGCACAGGGAGGAACTATTTCAAGTAGGTATTCCAGATTGCAGAGCAGAAGAGAAGCTGTTGAAAAAATAAATGCTATGTTTGGAACTAATATTGAAGTCAATTATAGAGAAGATTTTATGGGTATCTATGAGGGACAAGGTGTTGATACCACAGAGGGAGAAAGTGAGGTTGTGTTAAATGAGTAAGTATACAACTGAGGTTCGTTTTATCTGTGAAAGTAAGTCAGGACTTGAAAATTCTAAAGGGTGTGATGATGTTGACGAAATTTTAAATAATAGCTGGAATAAAATTTTTACAACAAAAGCTGAAATTTTTGATGAAAATTACAGGAGTGTTATTTGCAAGAAAATTTTAAAACATTATTATTTAAGGGAGATTTGCTCTGAAACTGTTGGTATTTGGAAGTTGTGGTTAAATACAAGATTAGAGGAGATTTTACCTTATTATAATCAACTTTACAAAAGTGCTTTGTTAGAATTTAACCCATTGTATGACGTGAATATTACAAGAACACATAACCGAACTATTGACGAAAATAAAACAGAAAATGGAACTAGCACAGAAACAAGTACAGATAAATATACTGGAAGTGGAACAAGGGATAATACTGCAAGTGGAACTAATAACAATAGTGGTACAAGTAGTGTTACTGATAATGGGTCTAGTAATAGCAAAGACTTGTACAGTGATACTCCACAGGGAGCACTCACTGGGGTTGAAACTGAAACGTATTTGACTAATGCTAGAAAGATTAGTAATACAGATAGCAGTACGAGTGAAAGTACTAATAGTGGTAGTGGTGAATATAAAGATACTGGAAACGTTAAATATACTGATACAAGTGAAAGAGCAAATACAAAAAATGGAAGTAATAGCAATACTGGAACGGTGAATAATACGGAAGAATATTTAGAAAGTGTTAGCGGTAAACAGGGTAGCGGAAGTTATAGTGGAATGCTGAAAGAATATCGTGAAACGTTTCTAAATATTGACAGAATGGTTATTGCTGAATTTGATGATTTATTTTTTGGACTATGGTAAAGGAGAGAAAGTATGTGTGATGAAAGAACGTTAAAACCTAATGCACCAGCTGATTTTACACCACAGTTGGGAGATTATAAGACTTTGCAACCGTTTAGATACTGGTGTCAGAAAGTGTTGCCTTTGGTGTATGACGACAGCTTAAGTTATTATGAATTGCTTTGTAAAGTAGTAGACTATCTGAATAAGACAATGGAAGATGTAGAAACATTACATGGTGATGTTACTAAT